GGGTCTGTTGCCTTGTGCCTTCCCAGCTTCTAGGCTGAGTAAGGTGAGGTAAATGCTTTTTCCATAAAAATAAAACTTTATCTTGTGGACAAGTCGGAACCTTTGGTTCTGACAAAGAAAGGTTTTCTATCTCTAACCTATCCTTACCTAACCTAACCTGAGTATCCGTATTGGATACAAGTTGTATACATTCAGTATCCAGTTGATAAACTTTGTTATCTTTGATGTTCAATTTTTCCTTTAAATCCCCATAAACTGTGGGTTTGTAGCGGTCTTTTTGTATGTAATTGTGGATAAGCCAATGCTTAATAACGCATACCCCATTTTCAAAAGGAATGATGAAATTTTTAGCCAAAAGTATCTTTAAATCATCATCATTGCAGCCCAACATTCTTTGAATTTTTTTGGCATTATTGACAAATCCATCGTCATCAGCCCTCATGGATAGGTGAAAATACAACGCTTGGGTAGATAAAGGCATATCCAAAAACGCATCACTATCCATGATGGTTTTGGCAAACATCCGTCTTTCAGCCATATTTAATCCTTTTTAAAAAGGTCAGGTCTGAGCAATTCTTTGGTCAAACGACCCTCAGAAAGCTCGTAAATGCGTTTTAAATGCCTTATTGGGACATTACCCCTATCACCCCAGTTGTAAACGGCTGAAGGCCTTATTTCTAGCTGTTCAGCCAAGTATTTGATAGAGCCAAATTCGGCTTTTAATAGGTTTAATTGGTGCATATTTCCTCCTTTTTCCACATATTAACATAAAATGGGTAAAAATGAGCAATTAGGGAAAGCCCTAATAAAAAAAGATAAAAAAAGTGTTGATAAGTGGTTTTTTAGTGTATACTGGCTATACCTTAACAAGTTGATGAAGGAGAAAGTGATGAAACTATTAGATGCAATCGGTGTAATTCTTTTAGCTGTTTTGTTAGCTGCAATGTTCGTATATGGAGGTATCTAACATGGGACTAAACAACCTTATGCACGACAGATACTACGAACCTGAAGATTCTTATGAAGATTCAGCGCAATTTGAATGGGAAGTAGAACAGCTTATGAAAGGTGAATACAACCCTGATAACTACAGCAACTTTGCAGAAGCTATTTCTGAAGCTGACGATGCAGACCGCCAGGCTGTAGAAGATATTCTTTGCCAACCCCAAATCAATTATGAAGCGCTAGGTCGTAAGCTCTATGCAATGGCTTATGACTACATGGAAAAGTATGCAGTTTCAAAAGTTCAAGATGGTTACTAAGGAGAAAGTGATGTCCAAATATTTAGAATTACGCAAAATCAATGTTAACGAGCATACTGAAAAGAAAGGCAAATTTACCTACCTTTCTTGGGCTTGGGCAGTTGACCAACTTTTACAGTTAGACCCAACTGCTACATGGGAATACAAAGACCCTGTTTACTTTGCAGAAACATTGATGGTCTTTTGCTCAGTTACCGCTTTTGGTAAAACCATGACTGCTCAGTTGCCAGTTATGAACAATCAAAACAAAGCCATTCTTAATCCTGATGCTTTTGCGGTCAATACCGCTATGCAACGATGCCTAGCTAAAGCCATTGCTTTACATGGTCTTGGCTTATATATCTATGCTGGCGAAGATATACCTGACGAAGATGCGCCTGATTTAACCGCAGATACTGATAAATGGGTTTTAGCGATAAGCAACACTAAATCAATGGATGAGCTTAAAGAAATCTACAGCGCAGCTTATAAAGCCCTTTCTAAAGACAAATCAGCAGTTGATAAGTTAGCTAGTGCCAAAGACTTACAAAAAGGCACATTAATGGCGCTACAAGCATGAACATAACCCATCATAAAAATGGAGTCATTACAACGCTTATGGATGACCAAGAACGACTTAGAAAATATGAAATGCGAAACCTAGCTCAATGCGACAGGATTGCTGTTTTAGAAGCACAAAACAAACAAAAAGCAGACAAAATAGCGCAGTTAAAACAAATAATTGATGCCAACAATCTTAATCAAAACATAGGTCAATTTGTAAAGCCATTAAGTGATGAGGAAATAGAAGCAATCATTACAGATTGTGGTTATCAAATTGAAGAAACTGTAACTGGTAAGTTTGTAGATATTGAAGGAATCAATATGTATAACAGTTTTAAAGGTTTCGCTAAGGCAATAGAAGCTAAAGTAAGGGGAGAGAAATGATAGAGCAAGGAACTCCTGAATGGCATCAATTAAGGGCTGGAAAAGTTACTGCTTCAAGGGTTGCTGACATACTGGCAAAGACAAAGACTGGGCCTTCTGCAAGTCGGCAGAATTACCTTATTGAATTAGCCCTACAGCGAACTACAGGGGTTATTCAGGAATCTTACTCTAATGCAGCGATAGAGCATGGTATACAAACCGAACCCCAAGCAAGGGTTGCTTATGAGGTTAAAACAGGCAATTTTGTAGACCAAGTAGCTTTTGTAGACCATCCAAGCATTAAAGGCTTTGGTTGCTCTCCTGATGGCTTGGTAGGCGATAAAGGATTGCTGGAAATCAAATGTCCAAATTCAGCAACGCATTGGGAATACTTTAAAAGCAAAGAACCGCCTAAAAAGTATTTTATTCAAATGCAAGCGCAGTTAGCGGTTACAGGCAGGGAATGGTGCGACTTTGTTTCATTTGACCCACGAATGCCTGAACGCAGCCAGTTGTTAGTGGTAAATGTTCCTAGGGATAATGAATTTATTGTCTATATGGAAGCAGAAATTAAGCAGTTTTTAGATGAAGTAGAAGCAGAAGTTCAACAAATGAAAGGGATGTAAAGATGGGAATAAAGTTTTACTTAAAAACTCCTGTGTCCGAATACACAGATAAAGCTGGCGAAACCAAAAAACGCTATCAAACGATTGGCATAGTCACCGAAACCAAAAAAGGTGACCTTATGTTCAAATTAGAAATGCTTCCGCTTTTGGGCATGAAAGAAGGCGCTATTTGGGGATACCTAAATGTTCCTGAAGAAAAAAGCCAAGAGCAATCTTTACCTAATGACGATATTCCATTTTAGGAGCTTGTATGCAAACACCTTATATTTGGACTAAACCTGGCACAAATATTGAATTGCGCTGGAAACAACATGGTTGGGTCAGACCTAGCACTTTGCCTGAATATCAAGCAAAATGGAAATATTACAAAGAACTTGCATTAAGGGAGCTTACCAATGGCAACAAAACTTAAAGTGCTTGTGCCAGCTATCAAAGAAAAGTCAGGCAAAGTTATCAAAGCCCCAAGTAAAGCTTGGAGTCATGAGGAGCTTAAAAAGAAAGCTGGCAAAGAGGCCAAAGGCGCAAAGCATGAGTTTGAGCTTTCTAATGGTCGAATTGTGACAAGAAAAGTAGCTGCCAAAGTAGCTGAAGCTGCTGGTGAAGTTCCCAAGTCTGTAGGCAAAAAGCTTCACAGTCATGACCTAAGAAATGCTGCTGGCATTAAAAAGAAAAAAATGTAATATGACAAACGATGAAGCCATGATATTTGGATTAGTTGTAATGGTCAGCATGACCTTTATCGTTTTATATTTAATCGGAAAAGATAATGACAAGTGAAGAAATCCCTTTTGCAGGCAATGTAAAAGTTCCTAGTGACGATTGTGAAGAAGCGTTTTTTGCGCTTTATCCTGACTTTTTTTATGAGAACTCCACAGCGCTAGTGCTTTGGACTCAAGCCTGGCAAGCAGCCTTAGATTATGTTGAAAATAAAAAGCCTGTAATTCATCTTGTATGACCGACAGCATATCTGTTACAGAAAATGGCCCTAAAAGTCTAATATCCGCAAAAGAGTTTGATAAAAAGAAATATGCGCTTCAAGTAGAGCTTTTGAAGTGGCAACACCATGTCAAAGATTGCGGTGAAAAGCACATCATTATTTTTGAAGGTAAAGATGGAGCTGGTAAAGGAGGCACGATTAAGCGCTTTTTAGAACACATGAACCCTAAATCAGCTAGAGTTGTCGCTTTAGATAAACCTACCGAAACTGAGCGCCAACAATGGTATTGGCAACGCTACTTTAAAGAGTTGCCAAAATCAGGCGAAATTACTTTTTGGGATAGGTCTTGGTATAACAGAGCTACTGTTGAAAGGGTTATGGGTTTTGCATCGCAACATGAAGTTGAGCTATTTTTAAATGAATCACCAGTTATTGAGCAGATGCTTAAAAACAACGGATTTAAGATTATCAAGTTTTGGCTTGATGTTAGTAAAAAAGAGCAAGCTAGGCGATTTAAAGAGCGCCAAAGCAATCCATTAAAACTAGGCAAAATGTCTCCTATTGATAGGGTCAGTCAAGATAAATGGAAAGAATATTGCGATGCAGAAAAAGACATATTTGAAAAAACAGGCGATTGGATTATTGTAAATTCTGATTGCAAAAGGTCAGCTAGATTAGCTTGCATGGAAATTGTTTTAAAACAAAATGACTATGCTGGAAAAAACTTGCATAATATGAATGCCTCCTAAAGGCCTTTGGGCAGTTAAGCCGACATTCAAGGATGCAACAAGTAAGGGTTTTTTCGGCTTTCCACCTTACAGCTAGTAGTTGCCAAATTGATGCCCTTCTTTATGCACCTAGAATATCCATTGCTTTATGGATGCGGTTTATGCGGTCTTGTAAACCATTTAAACCGCCATTAATGCGTTTAGTCATAGTTTCCCATTGTTCATCATCGGCAAGCAGATTGAGGCCTTTTTTGTTCCAAAACCAGCCTGCTGACATACAAGCCCATTTAGGCTCTAAAAGAAGCTCAGGATGCTCTGTAAGAGGTTGTCCTATAGCATCCCCACAAGTCTTATAAAGATTGCGCCCTGTAAGCTGTATAACCCCTCTGCCATGAAATTTCCAACCATCGCCATCTTCAGTATTGCCCAAATCGGCTCTACCGCCATAAACTTTATTGGCTATTTTTTCAGGATTATTTGCAAACTGTTCAGCCACAGCTTCACTAGGAAATCTTGAAGGCCAAGTAGCCATAAGTCTATCAGCCGAATAATGGAGGTTTTCTTCAAGAATTTTAAAGTTGTTGGATTCATGTTGACATTGCCCTATAAAAGCTGCTTGCTGTTTTGGAGTAGAAATCCCATATTTTGCAAAAGTGTCGTTTAAAGGTTGTAGCCACTTAGTATCAATATCAAGGGCTATAAGTTGGTCAATATTCATTTAATTTTTGATTATCTTTAATCCACTCTTGCAAAAGGACATATTTAGAAGTAGTTATTGCACATTCTTGGGCAAGAGAAACAATGTCGATGGTTGTTCCATTAACGCTGATGGTGGCGTTGGCATTACTGGTGGACACTTTACTGCTACTGGAGTTGAGCATCCGCTTATACATAGAATGAATACTGGCAATCCTATCATCATTAGCTTTTTCTTTATCTGCATTTATTTGCTCCTGTTCTTTAGCAATTTCTTTGTTTTTAGCAATTTGTTCATCTGCAACTTGTTTTACTTTTGCTTTATATTCAATCAAAACATTGTGTTCATGCCGACCATAGACAAATCCACCAACTGCAAAAACAATCAAAATTGCATAGACATAGACTTTAATTGGGAGAGGAAACATCATTATCCTTTTGAGTTACAGCTTTAGCACCAATCATGACCCCTGACCCACCCAAAACCGAACCGAATCCGATGCCAAGCTGTGAGAAATCCATATTTCCATTATGTATAACATGAATGAGAGCAATCCCCAAGAAGCCAAAAAGAGCAGCAACAGCGCATACACGAGCAGCACAATAAGTTTCATTATTGTCCTCTGTGAGAATGTCTTTAAGTAGCTTCATTTTCCATGCCATAAGCCAGCTAAAAAACTGATAAATCCACTTACTGCTGAAACAATAGCCATTCCCATCCAAAAGCCACCACGACTTTTGTTAGCAAGCGCCACAAGTTCTTCAAGCTGAGATTCCATTCTGTCCATTTTTTTTGACATATCTGCAAACTTAGCTTCATATCCTTCCACTTTTTGCCAAAGCACACCATATTTAACTGGGTCAAAATCAAAAGACATAATTGCACCTTATGATTTCATAATATAGCAAAGTGCATAGTAAGGAGGCATATTAGCATTAGCACCACTTACACCAGCAGTTGCATTAGTTGTTGCTACAGTAATTCCTGTTGTTGATGTAGAAGTATTTGTAGTGTTACCAGCAGCGCCACCACCTGTAAAAGAACCTGAACCGCCTGATGGTGTTAAGAATCCACCATTTGCAGTAGTATGGAAGTGTCCTGGGTCAGTTACTACAGAAGTTGCTGTATGAGTATGACTTACTACAATAGCATCAGTAGAACCGCCAGTTTGACCTACTGTATAGCTATTGCCAGCGCCTAATACAAAAGAGTTGCGTAAATCAGGAGTTCCATTTGTGCCATCACATAATACAAATCCAATAGGAACTGAGCCAACTGCGCCTGACCAAATAATAATGCAACCACTAGGAATTGATGTTCCACCACTACTAGATGATTGTGGAATGCCATAGATATTGTCTAAAGTTTGAACAACAACACCTAAAGAAGTTTGAATCTGAAATTTATAGGAATAGCCTGATTGCAGCCAAATCTCATTAGGCGCTCTACCATCAGGATTTAAAACAATAGGATTTGTATTAGCAATATTTCCGCTATTGCTTGTATAAGTAGGCAAAGCTGTAGAAGAACCAGCTTGATAGGTATAAATAAGACCACCGTTTAAAGGAAGTCCTGTAGCATCTAAAACGCTAACACCATTAATAACTGGGGATAAATTTACTGTTGCCATTATTGACTACCTTTTTCTTTTTGAACTTGTTGCAAATAAGACTCATAAGATGCTAAAGGAATTTTGCCAACTCCATATTTTGCAGGAGCTTGTAGACCTGCACGAATTAATGAACTTAAAGCAGTTTGTCCAATTCCCTTTTCAAGATAAGCTGCAAATTTAGGATTATTAATTGCTGCTTGAGCTAGTTTTGGGGCTGCAATACCTAATGCAGCACCTTCTGCTGCGCTTTTCCAATCACCTTGATAAGCACCATATATAGCAGCTCCAGCAGCAGGAAGTGCAGCTTGTGCAGCCAAACGAGCTACTGTTCCACTATTAGGCAATTTTTCAGGCAATACAATTTTTCCTGCTGATGCTAACTTAGCAAGTTCATTATCTTCAGCATAAAAAGCATTGCGCTTTCCTTTAGTTGTTAAAGAATTAAATAACATTGAAGGACTAATATCGCCATATTCGCTTTTAATTGCAACATCTTCAATTTTTCTCATGTTGCCCCATTGCTTATTTGCAGATTTTAATAAATCAACATCAGCTTTGTTTCCGTAAAACTCTGCGCTATCAGATAATCCTTTGTTTAATAAATCACGCAAATCACGACCATATTGAGCAACATCAGAATTGCTATTTTTTGATAATTTATCAAGACGCATTTTTAAATTTTTATATTGAGTTGCATCTATAAAACCATTGTTTTTTTCAGATTTGCTTAATACATCATCTATATTCTTTTTAATAATGTTATATTGAGAATCTTCTAATGTATGTAAAGCATCATCATTAATTTGATTTAAAGAATTTTTAAAAGTTTCATCTGTTTGAATATTAACTCTTGATGCAATATCATCATAAATATTGCCAATTCTTTCTTTTGCTTTTTCAATAATTTCAGGAGTAATATGAGTTGCATCTTC